CCACAACTTCTCAATCTCTGCATTAGTCTCAACAATAAGAATTACTTGATACTTACCGAATGATACCATTTCAGGTTCACGCTTACCAGTCAAACATACAGACGGTGCAAAACCAACACCTTTTTCTGTTTGCACGAAAGCTCGCGGGGATTCAATCTTAATACTATCGTCATCTTCACCAAGATATCGACCCACCATCTCGCCACCTGCTGTTACAAGTGTAACGAGAGTTCCTACATTATCGACTTCACTCACTATAATCCTCCTCATAGTATCTGTCAAATTTCTTTTTGCTCTTCTCGATTCGCTTGAAGAATTTATCTTCATCAGCTTCAAGATATTTTATTAGAGCGGTTATCATTACCATTGCATCGGCAGCTTCTTCAAGTATTTTATTTTCGTTTCGTCTGCCACCTTTATTAGCATACTTCGAGATAGCCTGAACCAATTCACCACATTCTTCGGTGGCTTTTGACATCAGCGCGCTGCCATGGTAGAATTCAATATCTTCAGTTCGCTTCATTTACAACCTCTGCATCTTCTTTTGACACATAGTTCAAGAACCTGATACCGAATTTGTTATCAGGTAATTGACGTGTAAGATATTCTGTTGGAAATGTTTCGATCAGCGGAAAGGTTTTACCAACGTGAGTCGAGTACCATTTGCTGTGGTCGCTGCATTTTATAATCTTCAATAATTCCATAGACAAATCCTGCCCACTTTTCATATTCTTGTAAGAAAGAGACCGTAAGGCCTTCTTCCCGGCCATGGGCTTCGATTTCCCATGGTTGGTCATAGTAATCCATCTTGTCGTGGTCAATCTTTTGCTTGTGCCAACGAGTCAGATTGGGGTGTCTATCATACGAGTACATCTCGCCACGAGCCCACTGTTTAACGTGAACCATTTCGTGGCAGATGACACGCACGAATTCTTGCAGATCGTCCATTGTATCAACACGAATAGTGTAGTCTTTAGGACGAACGATAGCATCTACATATTCGTAGATGACGTCTGCATGTATGCCTTCCTTTTCTACCAAATCCTTGACACCAACAACGGTGATCTGCAGATCTTTGATACGAGGCATAAGTTTCTTGGCGCAGAAAGGTATAAGATCCCTAACCAACTTGCGCTGGACAGGAGTAACATTTTTGGTGTATACTTTTGTCATACAATCTCCAAATTACATGCCCATTCTACTATACGGGGCTTCATTTGTACATGCCGACTTGTTACATTTTTTTTCATAAGAAAATCAATAACTTACGTTTACTTCTTCTTGTTACCTATGTTATATTTAGCTACCAGCTCCCATTCGTTTTTATCCTTATGAGCAATAATCTTAATTTGGTTCATAGGAGCTGCTGGATCTTCGATGTTTCCTTCTTTTACAACTGAGATAAGATTCCAGTCAGAAAGAAGTTTAGTAATTGTATTGCGTCTGCCTTGATCCTCTTCAGAAAAATTTGTAGGCTTGCCATCGAGGGCAAACAATTCTTTGAAGTGAACAATGTAATACTTGCCACGCTTATGGAGAATGTGACATGACTGATAGAGTTTCTTTTCTTTAGGAGATGCAATGCCGATACGTGTAAGTGTTTCACGTACCTTAAGGAAATCGTCTTGACTCTGGAGGGTAACTTCAACTAGAGATTCTACCGCACTCATATTTAACCACCTTTTTCTAATTTTTCTTTTATTATTCTTATTTGCTCATTAGACAGGATAGTTAGTGCTTGTGCGGCTCTTTCATTACTGTAGCCATAGAACTCTGCAATTGCTTCAACGTCACTGTCTTGCTCTTTTTTAAACCACTTAGAGAACCTTTTTCGTGGCCGAATAATATTTATAAGAAACTCGTATTGAAGAAGATGGTCGAGCTCATGATGAATATTCATTTCATTTGCAACAGTAACAGTATCTTGGAAATATGATAGTCCACGATTAACGATAAAGGCGTTATAGTCTTTCTCGGCAAGTGTATCGTTCTCGGTATCACGCATCATATTCTTTTTTGTGACGTTGATGGAGTTCAGATAGTCAAACGGACTCGTCGCCATAGTGCTCCTCCGTTTTCTCTTGTATAATATCCATCAACTTCTCACACTCTTCACAAACATCGAACGCATACTCACCTACATATATTATAGCAGGTTCTTCTGGTAGTACATTGCTACAGTTCGGTGTTTGGCATGTTCTCTTTGGTTTTCTCCTAAGCATTACCACCACCCTAAATTATGACCATTATGTACGATTATAAAGAAACAGGTAATCACATGGAGGAGCCACCAGAAAGTCCTGATGATAGCTACAGCATCTGCTTGTGAATCTGTTTCGCCTACTTTTTCTCCGAGTGATTTGGCCCAAATTCTCCACATTACGAGAACTCACAATTGACCATGATTTCGGTGAGGCATGCAGTCATGTTGATCTCGTGATCAGCAACGAATGCATCCTTGTATTGATAATCGGCGAGGATGAGAACGAGTTGAGGCACACTGCCAGGTTTTAGAAAGTCAGAACACTTGTTATAGATCTGACGGAAGATGGTAGCTGCTTCTACGTCTGAGTTGTCTGCGACCCACTTTCGGACGGTGGTAAAGTCTTTGTCTCGTAAAGCTCCAACAAGATTTTGTAGTGTAGTCTCATGTAGATTAGCGAGTACACCAGTGTCAATCCTGCCAGTAGCAGAGTATCGTTGTAGTTCATTCAGAATCCTTCGATTATCTGGGAAGTATTTACTAATTACTTCGGCAACTGCTTTCTGATCGAAGTCTACATTCTCGGATTTGAGGATGTTAATAACTCGCTTGAAGAGTTGAGCTGCCATGTCTGGCTTGTCGTCTTTGGCGATCTTGAACTCGATCACACTGCATCGAGAGTGAAGAGGTTCGATGATCTTGTTCTTAAAATTACAAGTCAGAATGAAGCCGCAATTCTTGGAGTATTCTTCCATGAAGTTGCGAAGTGCTGGTTGAGTGGAGTTTGGATTGAGATAGTCAGCTTCGTCAAGGATGACGTACTTACGACCTCCACTGAGTGAGACCGATGAGGCGAACTGTTGTATCTCTACACGAAGTGTATCGATGTTGCCATTCATCGAGCCATTGATGACGATGTAATCGCAGTCGAGTTGTTCTAACATTGCTCTATCGACTGTCGTCTTACCTACACCGGGACCACCAGTGAGGATGAGATTTGGAATATTGTTTTGATCGACAAATTGTTGAAATGTTTTCTTTAGATCAACAGGTAGAATTGTATCACTTACAGTTTTGGGACGATACTTCTCGACCCATAAAAAATCATCACGCATAAATCACCTACTTTCATTAAATAAATGCCAGTCGCCCCAATCCCTTCGCGCATGGCAGACACGTCAAGCTGTTCCGTGCCCCCTTTTGATCGTATTACTCGAAGGTCGAGTTAGCTTCGAGACTGATCCAATACTCTACATCGTCGGACACAAAGTGAGAAATGCCCTTCGAGGAAAGACTAACCGTGTAGGAGGACGGCAAGATCTTAACGTTTTCTGTTTTGAAAACTGCGGTAAAGGTACGATCGGTAGTTCCAACTTCGATATCATATTTATCAGAAGATGGATTCTTAGTGTCAGTTGCACGAAGGAAGATATTACCATCTTCGCCAACAACGACGAGATCAGGGAAAGACATCACACCGAGTGCTTTCATAATCTCAGCAAAGTTTTCATGCTTGAGCTCGAACACTACATCAGGTTCTTCCAATACAATCTCTCGATCGGGAGGTGTGATGATGGTAGAAGGATCAGCGAATGTATAACTGACTGTTCGACCAGGTGCGCCGATGTTAACCATACGATCTTCGATCTGATAAGTCGGATCTTCGAACAATGATACAACACCAAGGAAACGAGACAAATCATAGATAGCAAAAGTCGAAGGAATAACATCTTCGAGTTTGGCTTTAGCCATCATCGTCTTGTTTGGTGAAATGGTCTTGAGACTCGTGCCTTCAGAAAACTGAATGGACGGGTTAATAGACGCAAAGTTTTTGAGTACTTGAATAGTACGTGTATTGAGTTTCATAATATAGTTTCCTACTTTTTCTTACCAAGTTTAGATGGATCTGCTGTTGCGCTAGCATTGATCTGAGCGATATGCGATAACGAACCACCGAATGTATAAGAACCGATATGTTTCAGTTGAATCCAAGGACACATCCACACTTTCCTTCCCATACGTCTGACATTATAACAAAACATGTAGTCTTCGGACAAATATCTATTCGAATACTCTGCAGTATGAATGCCTGTCTTCTTATCTGCTAAAAATTTAATCACTTCCTCTTTGGAAGCATCGGGATTTTTATCAAAGAATGCTTCAATTTCATGCACAAGATTTTGTGATTTATCATCAATCAATGCATCGAAGTATGCCATAATATCGCGACTGCCATCAAAGTTTTCAGTGCGGACATGATCTGGCTTATAATAAAATTG